GTTGAAGCCATAATCAAAATTATAGTTAATACATATAACATTTTGATTCCTCCCGGTCATATTTTTCTTTGCGACAATTAATTTGTCGTGGAAATTGGTTATATCATCCCCAGTTGCGACAGTGCCTTGTAGCACTCGTCGCACACATTGCAATATCTGTCACCCTTGCTGAGTGTAAGCAGGGGGGTATCCAGATCCCCTATTATTTCCACATCACACATTAAATCACCCTCCGGCGATTCACACAATACGCATCTTAATTTTGGTTGTTTTTCCATAGTTCAAGTCTCCTAAAATCCCACTGAGTTATTGGTTAGGCCACCCCCGAAAGTTCGGCACATTTATCATATAAGTCACAGTCGAGGCATTCCTCAAACGAGTCGGCATCTTTACCGTAGGTGCCGTCTTCAGCAGGGCATTCACCTTCAGCCTCTTCTTCACCCTCATCTTCGGCCTCTGCCTCGTACCCGTGAGCTTCCATTATCTTGGCCCTGATGTCATCGTCTGAGTCTTTCTTATACACTTTGACATCGCTGCACTCGTCACAGTCTCTTATGTGAATACGCAGGGCTTTTCGGTCTGCTGTCTCTATTTCGTCAGCGAACTCATCACTTTCATCTTCACCCTCCACCTCATCTTCCTGATCTTCTTCATCTTCGAGTTCCACATCATCGTCTGCCTCGTCGATCTCATCATCGGGTTCAGAATCATCAGTCTCCGTGTCATCGTCATCAGTGACCTCCTTATCTAAATCTTCATCTTCCTCAGAAGCATAGAGTTCTTTCTTGGCATCTTTGTATACCGATTTCACAAAGACCAGTTCATCGAGGGCAATACCGTGATCGAGCAGCTTGTCTGGTATAGGTTCCTCACGGTCAAGAAAGCTGAAGTCAGAATACTCTTGGCTGTCGATGCTCTTGCCATCTGGAGTTTCAAACTTGCCACCTTTTTTGATGCGAAACACCACCGACTTACCCCTGTCGTGGTCAGCCCACAAGATGATACCACCACCACGGGGCTTTTTGGCAATACCGTCAACCTTTTTCTCAAAAAAGAAGTGAGAGACTTCCCACACCTGAATGCCCTTCTTTTCTTCTTTGCGTTCCTCATCATGAACCCAGACAAGATACACACAACGGCGTTTGGCTTTGATACGGTTAAACTCTTCTTTACTCAGGTCATGAGCCGCAATGTAGTCACAGACCGCACAGCGTTTTTCAAAGTTCCGTTGGTTGCAGGCAAAGTGTTGGTTGGCTGGCCCCACGTTGCGGTGTACCCAGAAGTCTACACAGTAAGACCAATCACCTTCAGGGTCACGGGGGTGTTGCTTGCCTGCGTAAAACGGTATCACATCGATGATGTGCTCACCGAAGCTGGGGTTCCACACCTCAAGCCCTGTGGGGAAGTTCTCTTTGTCAAGTATGCTGGCACTGCTAAAGCCCTCATCTCGGCGTTCCTGACTTTCTTTGTGCCGCTGTTCGATTTGTTTCTTGTGCTTGGTCGCACGTTGTCTGAAAGTACCCATCTTCTTTGTCGTCTTTTTTCTAGCTGCCATTTTTAGGTCTCCTTATAAGTTTTTTTGATTTATTAAGTTTTCTGCCACCACTGGCAGATTCTTTCATCTTATCCCTCAAGTGCTGCGAGGTGGCCGGTTGACCTTCAGGGGTGTCTATCGAACCCCAGTAGTTAGTAGTCCATAATTGAGTTAGACCCTGCAAAGCCCTGCGCCTGTGTTCAAAAGCGGTGCGTACCAAGTCAAGTACACGGGCGTTGTGTACCGCATCATTATATTTATCGGCAGCAGCCATGACCTTTTTATGCTTGCTAACAGTAGCATCTATTATCTGAACGGTGGGGTTATCTGCAATGCCGAATTTTTTAGGGTCTTTTTTTACAGCCCTGACAGCATCGGCCTTGGCAAGTTCTAACTGCTCTTTGAACTGATCTCTTTCTTTGCAGGCATCAGCCCACTTCTCAGACCATTCCATATACAAGATGGGCTGCTCTATCCAGCAGCGGTTAAGGTCGTCTTGGTCTATTGATAAATCATTGTGGTAGTTTCTACTCATAATACGATATCCTCCTCAGGGCCGAAACACAACCAGAAACAGGCTGTGGTCAGTGCTGCCCTATGATACATTGGTTTGGTGAACATATCAGCCACCTCAGCAGCCCGTATGCTGTACCTTTTACTGAGCAGTTTCTTATTCATTATTGTGAGCACAGCAGCCCGTGTCTTTTCAGGGTCATCGGGCAGGTTGTTGAGCACTTTCTGACAACGTTCCCACATCGCCTTCTTGCCGAATTTATGTTCTACTAATATATTACACAGGTCAATTACAGTGTTGGTATCTGCTATCTCATCGTTGAGAAGCTCGATGGCCTCCTCATCAGATTCTAAGTGCAGCACTTTGCCCAGATAGTTTAAGGCTTGGCCGGGGCTGTCTGATATGTCAGCGATGTGGCTTAGGCGGTTCATGATTTTGTTGTAGTCTTTGCCCTCTTTTTTGGTGACCCGTTTTAAAAGCAAGATCAACTCTGGCCGTCTGAGCCTGCTTAGTTCGTAGTGGTTGCAACGGCGTTTGACAGCCTTTCTGATGGTTTCTTTTATAGTGTTGAACTCAGAGGTACACAGCACTATGTAAACGTGCGGTGGGGGTTCCTCAATGAACTTCAACATCGAGTTTAAGGCATCGATGGTTTGTCTGTGGAACTCATCAAATAGGTACAACTTGTCACCCTGATCGAAAAACCCTTTGTACTCACTGTTCTTTTTGATCTCACGTATGGTATCGATTCCACGGGTGTTGGCCATGTTGTACTCGTAGAAGTTTTCTTTGTTGATGCCAAGCTCGTTCCGTAAGATGTAAGCCATCGTGGTCTTGCCCGTGCCCGGTGCCCCAGTGAACAAAAAGGTGTGGTCTTCACCACGCTCTAAGACATCGGTAAGTGATTCCTTGACATTGGTGTTGCCCACCAGTGCTTTAACTGTCTTTGGTCTGTACTTTACGTTCAGCATTTATTTTCTCATCGATTATAAAATTAATGCGGCCAAAATATTCATCAAATGATTTGCCGACTTCTTTAAAACACTTGGCAGTGTGGTCTAAGAATGCCTCAAAGTCAGCCCTTTCAAAGATGATAAGCTCTTTGTCTTTTACCAGTGCGGTGCGAAATTTAATGTCCACTACAACGTTCCCTCTCTTTTTAGTATCTCCAATAAATTATCACTGACATGCTTGGCCCCAAAAAATAAAGCTATATTGTCTATTGGTTTACTAGCAACTATATCTTCAAATAATATTTCAGCCTTAGATAGAGCACTTAAACGCTCAGACTTTTCTATTTCCCCAATGATTTCAGCTAACCTGATTAATATTTCTGTATCTGTCATTATATTTCTACCTCTCTCATAGCTGCCCAGTTACCATCGATATCTGATAGCTCGGCATCGATTCTCATTGGTACATTGATCCACTTAAAATTCTTAATAGTTTCTTTTGTGGCAATGTGAGCAATGGTTTTAAACACGTGTTTGATTTCTTTTACTACCATATCTAAAAGCATCGAATCATGAATCTCGATGATGGGTTTAGTCAACCACTTTTCTTTTTCAGCCACTTCAAAGACACGGTTAAGAGTCCACAATAATATGTGAAATGCCGTGCCCTGTATCGGGTAGTTGTTGACCTCGTTGAATGTCATCGGGCCGAAAAAGCGAAAGCCGAAAAAGGTGTCAACGTAACCGTATTTTCGGTAGAACTCGTTGTTGGCAATCTTCCACTTTTTGTAAACCTTAAGGCGGTTCCAGAATTTTCTCTCGACATCTTGGCAGTGCTCTTCAAAGGTATACAGCTTGGTGATACCCATGTCTCGCATATGGGTTCGAAGTGGCAGACCAGAAGTCGTCTTAAGTCGCTCGGTGACAATGACATCTTCCCACAGTGATTTGGCACAGTTGCCATAGTAGCTCCCGTAGAATTGGGCGAACACCCAATCGTTTTTAGCGTAAAACCTGATGTCTTTGGTTATCTCGGCAGCAGGCAGGTTCCAGATATCAAGGGCTGCATCTCGGTGCATGTCACTCTTTGGGTCAGTGAGATACTTAATCATCTGGGGGTCTTTGTGGTAGCAGCAGCCCGTAGCGACTTCCATGCCAGAGAAGTCGATCTCACCCAGCCTGTTGCCCCTGCTTGGTTTGATGCCCGATCTGACCAGACGCTTGCCCTCTTTATCTCTCTTTGGTACGTTGGTCAGGTTTGGGCTTTTAGATGAACTGCGAAAACTTCTCGGTATGTGCAGGGGGAAGTCTGCATGTACCACACCGTCGTGACACTCTCTGATGTATTGTTCGATATAACCTAACAGCTTGACGTATTTACGCCTCTTGAGCACAAGCCTAGTAAGCGGTGTAGAAATTTTCGTAAGAGCTTCAATGTCTGTGCTCTCCATAAGAGCTTTCTTAGTATAGCCGGTCGCTTGATGGCCTTCGATATCAAAAAGTAGCTTACGTAGGTCGTTTGAGCTAACTTCTTTTTTAATACCAATTGCTCTGCCTTCAGCCTTTTCAAACCTTTTGGCCTCTTCACAATTAAGTACAGCCTTCTCGGTTCGGTTGATTTTATCATCGAGTTTGTTCCATGTTCTGTGATAGTACTCTTCATCGGCATTGACCCCATTGTAAGAGAGTTTGGCACAGCTTTTTGTGCCCTCAAAGAAAAACTTGTAAGCTCGGCCCTGTTTTTTGTTCTGGGCAAAGTAGCGCATCTGTTTCTTCTTGAGCTTTTGCGGGTAGATGTTGTCAAGCCCATTGTAGGTGAGCAGGTCTTCGAGGTCGAGTTCCATCACACGGTTGAAAGGGTTTTTACCCTTCGATTTTAAGTACGGTTTGATGTGGTCATCGTAAGGTCTGACACCAAAATTCACATAGCTTTGCATCTCAAGGCTACAAAAATCTCTGCGGTTGTCAATGACGTGGGCGGCGAGCATGGTGTCCCACACCCAAGGGTCAACGGGGGCATCGAACATCACCCGTGACCAATTGATCTCAAAGTGTACGTTTTGAGAAACCTTTTTGATTCCTATCTCGCCCAAAATTTTTTTATATAATTCCCTTATGTGCGATAGCTCTGTGGAACTAAAATGATCTCTGTACTGGTAGGGGAAAGCCCACGCCTCTTCACCCCAGCCGATAGATATGGCCGCAATACGTGCCCCCCTGATATACGGCTTTAAGCAATTTGTCTCATAATCTATTACGACCTCTTTGGGCTTTTCTTTTAAAACGAGCTCCAAAAAGTTTTTAACATCTGGGTAATCATAGAGGCAGGTAACATATGGCTCTTCGTTCTCAAATTCGATATCAGGCATATTAGCAACCCAGCGCAGCATCTTATCAAGGTCACGGTCATATTCAGCCATAAAGTTTAAGTCGTCTTCATTGCGTGAGGCCGCTGAAGGGTGATACATCGGTATGATGTAAGCCTGAAGCTCACGGTCTGGTATGCACAAACCCCGCCATCGGGTTATCTTTAAATCTTTGAATACACCACCCAGAAGGGCTTCCATCGCAACGCCGCCCATCGGTATGATGAATCTGGGTTGTACCTTTTTAATAGTGTCAAACAGGCGTGGTCGGCAGTGGGTGATCTCTTGGCTTGTGGGTGTTCGGTTTGAGCCTTTGCTATCGTGTGGCCAGCATTGAATGGCATTTACCTTGTAAAAGTCTTTTTCTAAATCGTAGCCTCTGGCCTTTATTCGCTTTCTTAGAAACTGCCCCACCTTACCAATGAGTTGAATATTTGATTTGTCTTCATTTGAGCCACTGGCCTCGGCTAAGATCAAAGCATTTAACCTGCCATCACCAGTGACACCCATTTTCGGTGAACGGCTCTTTTTGTACATACCGCATTTGGCACATTCCACATCGGGGTCTACATTGGTCTTGGTGGGTTCGTTGATCTCACGCAGTTCTTTTTTGGTGAAAAAGCTTACGACTTTAGCCATCTTTGTTCCGTTTGATTATTTTGGGTTTTGGTTTAACCCCTTTTAAATTATCTATTTCACACTGCAAGCGGCCAGTGACTTCCATAAGATAACTTAGCTGCCCCTGTGCAGCATTTATATGATTACGCAGATTGTAAATCTCAGTACCGATATTATCAATTGTTGTCTGAATCTTTTTCATCGATATCTGGGTCATATTTCACCCGACTGCCAGCAGTTAAAATTTGTTGTGCTTTCTTATAGATTCCCTTGATCTGATCACGTTCAAGGTGTTCAAGAGTCCATAACAATCTAAGGTACTCAAGGTCACTCAGTCTGAATCTTCTTTTTTTTCTGTAGTCTGGCATTGTTTTAACAGAGCCTCTTTATCCAGTTCCCCCAGTTTACCGACTTTAATTACCCTGCTACCGCAATTGTGACAGTTGGTATTGCCGACAACAAACGAAAGCCTCAGTTGTCTACAATCAAAGCAGAAGACCTCGACAGGTTCTTCTCTTAGTTTCTTGCCTCTATGAATTTGTATGTTCATTCCACATACCCCACTGCATATTTGAAGTTACCTGACTTTATCATCACACCAGTCTTGCCCATCCACAGCTTGTTTTCAAAATCAGACTTGCTCAAAGCCTCGGCCAGCAAAACTGGGTTCAGGCTGAACTTCTTAGCGGCCTTAGCATATTTTATCTTGGCGGTGCGCTCTACCCACCCAGTTTGCGTCATAGCTTTGTAAACCAATTTGTTTTCACCGGCTGTCATCTCGATTTCTCTTTCGGCCTTTTCTTCATCGGTTAAAACTGAGTCAGCTATGACGATATCATCTTTAATCGAGTCTGGCAAACGGATTATAACATTTTTAAATTGTTCGAAAATCTCTCGCCTGTCAATTGGCTCGAAAAAGCGTCTTAGCACCGCAAACACAACTTTATCGGTAGTTTTAAAAAAAACGTAATTTTCGGTCAATGAGAAGCCCACAGGGGCAAAATTGGCGATACTTTTAAACACTGATGCCCTGAAAAAGAACGGGTTTTTCGTAAAAGGCTTTTCAAACTCGTAAAGCCCCATTCTGATGCCCTCACGGTCTATGGTGCAGATGTGATCTCTGCCCACCTGAAAACAGGCGTGGCCCTCTTCGGTCTCCTGATTAGAGGCGATAAAATAACACATTTTAAGAGCAGTCATGAAATCGGGGGGCAAACGCTTCCACTTCAATTTAGAGATGATCTGGTTTATCATCTCAAATTTGTCGGCCAATTCGTTTTCAGTGAATACGGCAAAACCGGCCTTGGTGTTTCTTGCCCTGATGACAAGCTCGTTTTTCTTACGGGCAAGGGCTATGTTTTCATCGGTGATCTTTTCTAAGACCTGAATCAGCATAGCCCCTTTTACGGAACCTTTAAATGTTGTCTCTAGGGGGGTTTGGACGTAAATCTCTTCATTAAAGGTTTGAACGATCTTGCCCGTAAAGTCAAAGTGGGTCATCTGTTCGGCGGTGCCCTGCCTGACCTCAAGGCCGGGGGTTACTTTTTTCAGTGTGTCAATGAATTCTTTTCGGTCGATCATATTATTTGTCCTTTTCTTTGCCTCAGAAGGCTTGTCTGTTTTGGGTACAAAACCTTTTTCATCACCTCACCCAGAGTTTTGTAGCGTTTCTTGTCGGTTGAATAGCTGAAAGTGTTAATGACAACATCTTCCATATGTTTGCTCTCGTGTTTGACGTGACCCCACATATGGGTGCGTTTGTTCATACCCCAGATTTTGTAATCACGCAAAACCTCGGTGCCGCAGCATTCACAGCCATCCCCAAAGCGTGAGGTGTTGGTAAAACGGTTGTCAGCCCTGAAATATTTGATGTTGTGCTTGTATGAAAATTCGTGGGCCAGCCTCGAATATTCAAGGGTCTTTTCAGGATACACCTCATAATCTGAGCCGGTGATATTTTCTTTTGCCCTGAAAGATTCGATGTCAGCTTCGAGCCAAGGTTCCAGCTTTCTAAATTTGACCTTTTCTTCTTCGGTCATCAGCACTCGCATCTTCAGGCTCTCGGTGTTAAATGCCCACGCACCGTGATCTTTAAACGCCTTGACCAGTTTATCCATATCTTTCATTATCTTGGGGTAGATAACAGGCTGAATACGGCACAGTACTTTTTTACCGGCAGCGGCGAGTCGTTCTATGGCTTTCAACCTTAGCTTAGGTGAGGGGGCACCCGGTTCCACAATCTTGACAAAATTCTCATCGAGACTGATTAGGGTAACATCAATTATCCAATTAGGGTTGTTAAAATCTTGGTGGTATTTGGCCAGCACGTTAGGGAACTTTGTTTGCAATGCACAGGGGTAATCGTACTCGTCTAAGGTTTGCAGCATCTTGTAGGTAACCCGTTTCTTTGATTCTATTGGTGGAAATGGGTCTGACACCCCGCCTATCTTCATAGGCACCCGTTCTTTGAAAGCGACCTCTTGGCCCCGTTTGTAGTTGTAGTCGGCCTCGGTGGTAGCCTTGCACCACTGAGCAAATTTGTCGGGGTCGTTTGCGATCAGGTAAGATTGAGATTGTTGTTCCTCTGGGCGGTAGCGACGGTTTCTGCGAATGAAATCCTGACTGAAGCAATACACGCAGTTCGCTTTGCAGCCCCAGTAGGTGTCGATACGATATGGTATCGGGCACACTGGGTACTGGGTGGTGATAGCGGGTAGTTGAAATTTAGTTTCCATCACTTTACCTTCTCGTATCTGGCTAAAAACTCATCTTCAGCTTGTTGCCAAGGCCAGCAGTGAATTTGAGTATCAGGCAGAAGATGGGCATTACCATTTTGGTACTCAGGCCAGACGTTGATATTTAACCCCAGATAGAAAGCTTCGGTAACACAAATGTCACGGTCAAGCTGTTTTAAAAGTTTGTACTGTATGTCAATAATCTTTGGTACTTTAAATTTATAATAGATGAGTGCCAGTATCTCGTTTTCAATCTTGATAAAATTAGCCATCGTTGGTTTGACCGGTGCTGGTACATCAGTGAGGTATGCTTCAGCGGCATCGTGAAACAGTATGTTTTTTTTCAGACCAAAAAGATCGGGGTCACTAATATCCACAATGTCATACATGATGCAGCAATGTTCGGCTACTGAATAGAAGTCTCTTATAAATCCGTTAAAGCGCACCTTCATCGAAAGTGACCGTGCGATGTCTTCGATGTGAATATCCTGTATTCGGGGGTTTAACACATCGAATTTTTTACCTGAAGGGTAAAGAGAAAACCAAGTGTTAGGTGATTCCATAAGATTACTCCCAAAAATGTTCGTTCATGTCAGTACGCCAATTATATTCCTCATCGGCAGCACAACAGATAGTTTCATCTTCACAATTTTCTGCAAGCCATTTGAGGTAGCCCGAAGGTATCTGTTGAATCTCTTGGCCCTTAAAAGCTCCCCAAGGCATGACAAGTTCTGAGTTCATTTGCTAAATACCGCTATAAGGATACCAGAAATAAAAACAATGAGTGCAATCGCGATGAATAAACTAAAGCTTATCCATAATGGTGATAACACCCACCACCATGACCAATCAATTTTGTCTAAAAGTTTAAGTGTGATAAAAACAATGGTTAACAGACTAGTAAAACCTATACCATTACTTGCAGATGTTGATTTGTCAGCCATTTTAAGACCTCCTTCTAAACGATTGAAAACTGTGGGGCACGGGGGGCGAGCACGGCCTCCTCAAACCGCAAACCCCGTGTGACCTCCACCCAAAGAATCACAGTGCCCCACGAGCTTTATTTTTTGGTGAATTTCTGGTACAGCTTCTTGCCTTTGGCAGTCAGGGCCATAACTCCTTCACCGTCACGGGTGATCAGCTTTTGGTCGACCAGCTTTTTGTAGGCTTTCGGGTGTTGGCCTAAACCACTTTTGGCGATCTGTGCCATCGTTTGAGGCCGTTTAGCCACTGCCATTACGAATTTATGGGTTTTTGTGCCCACAATGAACCCAAACGGGTCTTTGACACGTTTTATGCCCGTTATCGGGCTTTTAGTGGCCTCAGCAGCCGTTTTTTTGGCCGGTGACTTCTTGGCAGTGGTCTTTTTCGGTGTGGTTTTCTTAGTTACCGGCTTTTTTGTACCACTTTTTGCGGCTACCTTTTTTTGTTCCACTTTCGCTGGGCTTTTTTTTTCAGTGGGTTTCTTTTTGGCGGGTGTTGTCTTTTTCACTTTGGTGTCTCCCTTCTTCTTGGTTGATTTTTTTACGGGTTTCTTTTTTGGGGGCGGGGGTGGTTCCTCTTCCTCTTCTTCTTCGAGTTCCTCTTCAAGCTCTTCTTCGAGTTCGTCGTCGAGTTCCTCTTCAAGCTCTTCTTCGAGTTCGTCATCAAGGGGTTCCTCTTCCTCTTCTTCGGGTTCATCAAAGTCCACCTCTTCTTCGAGTTCGTCGTCGAGTTCCTCTTCCTCTTCTTCGGGTTCATCTTCGGCACCCTCAGCCTCGTCAGCATACATTTCGTTGAAAGCGTTTATCGCAGCATTGGGCAACAGGGCAACCAGTGCTTCGTCGTCCTGCACGGATTCAACTGCATCTGTAAAGTCTTCGACAAGTTTTTCGTACTTGCCAGCCGCAGATAGTTTGGTTAGGCCCAATTTCTTTACAGCTTTCAGAGCCTTGATTGCTTCAACTAACTTTTCTTTTGAGATTTTTTTCATAAGACCTCCTTGTTAATGAATGTGTACTCTGTTAAATTCGCTGTCGAGGTGAAACTGACCCGAATCTAACTTTTGTATAAGTGTTACAAATGCGTTTTCGTCAAACTTGCGGTGCCGGTGCAGCATAATCGACACCCGTATGATGTCACGGCGTTTTTCAGCGTCGGTCTGAGACATGGCCAGCATAGCATCCACATGGCCCAGTTTGCCTACCCACTTGGCGGTGTGCTTCTGTGTGGTCATAGCGGCAGTCAGCGCATCTTTGGTAACCTGTGTGGGCACGATGGTCAACGCCCTGCGCTTTGATGCAAGCTGGGCGGCGGTCATCCATGTCTCGTCTTCTTTTTCGATGCCCTTCAGGTCAGCCCTTTCGGGTTTTAAACAGTCGGCATGGTCGATTACGATCATGTCTGGTATAAACCCCTCGATGGCTTCGAGGTTGTCAAGTTCCTGCTGAATGTCGTGTATATTGGCTGAAAATTTTGGGTAGGTTTTAAGCTTGAATCGTGAGGCATATTTTTTTTCAAAGCTGGCCACCGAGCGCATCAGGCTCTTTACGGTTTTTTCGGTATTGATTTCCTCATGCCAGATGGCAGGTTCGAAATTGGGATGAAGGTTGCCCCGATGTCGGCAGAAGGTGCATATTTGGTAACCGAGTTCTGTAGCGGTTTGGTGTTCCATTATGTTTTCTTCTTCGTCGATGATTGTCAAAGTGTTCTTTCTGCGCTTGCTCTCACAGTTGCCCGTCTGGTTGTGAAGACAGTCGAGCACAGGGTAAAGGTAATTGCCATTGCTCATAAAACCGGGTATCAGGCGTTTCAAGATGCGTTCCTGCATCTCTTCGCTGCTCATCTCTAACGAAAAGAAGGCAACCTTTAGCCCCGAAAGCAGTGCCATCAATGCAAACTCTTGTGCGAACCATGTCTTGCCCCTCTTGAATGGAGCCGCTATGCCCACCAGCCAGCCCCGCTTGAAATTGCCGAGAAACTCACCGAGCAGCCCCGGCAGTGTAAAAAAATTCTCGTCTTGTCGTAATAATAAGCCTCTTGCAGAGGGTATGTCAAAGGGATTCGACCATGTGCTCAACTTCTTTGAAATGTTCCTAAAGTTAGCGACTTCCACCTCAGCCTTCTCTGGTTTGTCGTCTTCGAGGTAGCTGGTGATGTTGTCCCTGAGAAGAGCGAGGTGTCGGTTTTTAAAATAACCCAATGCCTGCTCACTCATGTAGTCCACATTGAACTTGCTTTTGTTCTGGTACTCGGTGGCGGCATCATTTAGCAAATCTTCAATCAGGTCGGCTTCGTCTTCCTTAAGCTTTCTCTTACGGGCGTTGAACAAATCGTTTATGTGGTTTACCGGTGCCTTGCCGTGTTTGTTGTAGTAGCTCATGCACCAACGGGCGACAAGTTGAATCCATTTGTTTTCGAAATAATCTCTCACATGCACATCGATTGTGGTTGTCATTTGATGCAAAAATTTTGTGTTGACGATCATGCCGGTCAAAATTCGCCTCTCTATGTCTGTCTCAATCTTCTTTCGTCTGAACATAAAAGTTCCATATCATAAACGCAGCGAGTAGTTTTGAAGATAGCCGTTTTCGGTGGCATATTCCACAAAGCGTCGCATCGAAATGTCAGATGCAAACCAGTTGGGGTTGATCTTTTCTTTGCCGAACTCTGCTATGGCCTGCCAGAAGACCTCGGCACGTTCTTTGTTGGTTCTCATCATCGTGGTGTCCACCGCCTTCGTGTTCTTTGTAAAAAAATCGTGAAGCCGATTAGCACCCTCGATGAATTTTATTTTATCTACCCTGCTAAAGACTACAGGGTGATTATTCAGTTTGTGCTTGGTGTAAACTTCCATCAAAGCATTGGTGAGCTTCTGGTTTTTTTCTTTCGGCAGGGGGTGAATAGGTTTAGGTGGGTTTTTGGTGTAAAACATAAGACTACTTCGCAGCACTTTTTCTTTAACATATTCGTTGTAATAAAATTCTGAAAGGCTGCAACGTTTTAGTGGGTCTTTGTTTTGAGGCAAGAAATCTTTATCAGTCGCAGCCTGTGCAAAATTATCAATGGCGTATTTGATCTGTTTGGTAGAATACGATCCATCAAGGTTGCCATGTCTGCCCTTCAAGACAAGAATGGTATCCCTAAGAGCATCTTTATACGTTTGGGTGGCAGTGTTGAGGTGGCGGCGGCAACCAGATTTGTTCCAGTACTCAATAACATCTTTAGCCCATCGATGCCATTTTGTTTCTCGAAGCAATGGTTTTTTTAAACTATTATTTTTCATTGCTTCAGGTTCCACATCGCCGTGACAATTAATATCACTTTTGAGAGTTGAAGAGGGTGTGTGTTTTTCGTAATCAACCGAAGGTTGATTACATAAATATATATTATCTTTAATTCTTAAAAGTGATTTAAGAGACTCATTTTTGCGTGACAGGTGGAACCAATGTTCCTTAAGGACAAATAAATGGACCACGATTGGCCTATTTTGGTCACTTTTTTGCATCCTATCATTGCGAATTAGGTATCCCTTTTCGACAAGATCACCTGCTATTTTATTCATCTGGCTCATCGACAAATTCATCAGTTCTGCGACAGCTTTTCGATGGGCTGGGAACACCTCGCTGTTTTTCTGAAAAGACATAAAAAGTGCAAGTGCCAGTTTCTCATTGTTGGTGAGGTTTTTGTCTAAGAGAACCACGTTTGGCAGGTTTGTGGAACCAAAGAAATTTACGTTGTATATGTTTTCGATGTTTTTCATTTTTTAGGCAAAGAAGAACCCCTCAGCTATCGGGGCTAGGGCAAGCTCAGATTACTGAGGGGTTCGTTTAAAAGTGGTCACCGGCTTTGAAAGGGTAAATATGGTCGTGGTTGCGGCGACCATCACCAATACACTAAATACGGAGGTTCTATGTTTTACATACATTTTTTACCCTTTCAAAGTTTTAAATTAACCATCGACCATTAATTACAAACTACTAACTTTTTTTGGTTTTGTCAATAGATTTTACCAAAAATTTCTCGCCTCAACTCTTTGACCTCATCCCACGACATGTCGCCGGGATCGCCTGAGTCAAGCAAAATGTTTTCAACTTCAGTGTAAGGCCCAGCCACCTCAGCCCCAATCTTTAGTGCCTGAGCCTGAGCCTTGTCTTCAGGGTCATACATTGTAAAAACCCTTTTAAACGTTTTAAGCAGTTTTACCTGAGCAGGGGTGTATTTGATGCCATAGGTTCCAACAGCCCCGTCACCCACCTTCAAAACATCGAACGGGCCTTCGACCACAATGGCGGTATCCACAGCAGAGTCGAAATTGTACAGTGTGTCTTTGATCGCCACCGCACACCTGTCGTCGGGGCAGTTCTTATAAGGGGGTTCCATCTTGTCTGTCATATCTCTGGTGGTAAAGGCCACCAGCTTGCGGTTCAAATACACCGGCATGTACAGTCTATATTTGTAAAAGCTTGTCGGTGCGAACCACCCCAGTTTATATTTTTCGAAAGTGGTTTTAACGGGCAGTTCCCTTTTGCTCAGGTATTTCTGTATTCTTTTTGTCAGGGTGAAGTGTACATCGGCAGGGGGTGAAATCTGGTCAAAATACCGCTTCACGTAGCCGATATCGGCCTTTTTACGCTCTGGGTAGACCTGAGTGCCCGAATATTTGTTTATAATCAATTCAGCGGCTCTGGCAGAGCACTGGTCGAGCTTCATCACGAGTTTGATAATTGTGCCAGTGGTGCCACATATCCAGCATGAGATGCCCATCGATTCTGTGTTGATGCCCAGATGGTTAGAGGGGTCGTCCATACAGAAGGGGCAGTTTACACCCCACCAGCCGGAACTCACATTCTTACCCTCTTCATCGAATGTGATGTTCCGGTCTTGAAGGTAGGTTCTTAAATCGAATCTGTCGAGGTCGAATGTCACTATTACCTTCCCACCAGAGGTGTGCTAAAACTTGGTGAAAGGGTTTTTGGCACACTTGCATTTACGTTTATGATAACACACTGATAACAATTAATTGTTTTACCGTCAAGGGGAACTTCAATGTCTTCGGTAGGTGGGTCGGTGCAGTTCCCATCAGGGCAGTCACCCAGATAGTCTTTAAACTCCCACTTCGGCAGAGGTTCCACTTCAGGTTCGTACCACTGAAAGTTTCGTGGCCATTGAGGAACCTCACCGCTGGTCATCTGAACGTTTAAAGCATATTCTCTGTACTTGGCCCCGTTGCCCACAGCACAGCCTGTTGCCAGTGTCAGTATGATTGCGATCACCATGATCAAAATCAACAGGCTCAATAAGGCTATTATTTTTTCAAGTAGCTTCATTTTTTTTAAGCCTCCTTATATGGTATTTTATGTACTTCATTTTGTTGGTTTCTTTCTGGTCCGGCCTGAGTTTTGATTTGAGGTATTGCAGTTTCTTTTCAAGCTGGGCTAGAGTCATGTCACGCAATCGTCTTTTTTCAGGGGTTTTCATTGCTTTCTCCTAATCAGTTTAGGTTTTAAATGTTTGGCAGATTCTACAACATGTTTCGGTGGTCCTTCAAACACACCACACTCAAGACAATGTGGAATACCAGCCATTCTGTTTATCTGACACTCAAGGCTCGAAACCTTTTTCTTTTTATCGGCACAAAAATAATACTTTTTAAATTCAAAGGCTCCACACATGCCGGTGCGTGAGTTGACAGCCTCACCTTTCGCACATAACCGGCAACCTCTTTTTAAAATCTTCATTTTTATGTGGTAGTGCAGGCAGTAGCAGCAGGTCAGAGTCGTGATAGGTTCCAGTGCCCTTTTTCTTTTAATCAAAGTCGTTGTTTTGCTCATCCTGAAGAATCTCCTCAATCTGCTCTTCAACATATTTAAGGCGTTCTAAGATGTTTAGCCTCGGTGTCGGCCCGATGTGAATTTCATCAGGCTTGTTACGTTCACGGGTTCGCTTTTCGTCACTTTTGATGATGTGCTGTGAGGCTTTGCTATAGCTGTGAGATCGGTTGTATTTCATAGCCTTACTCATTCGAGCCTCAGCGTAGCCTGTTATGAAAAGCACGATGATTAGAATTGATAAAAGTTTCATGGTTAGTTCCTTTCATATTTTATTAACGTCACTTCTATAACGACAGAAATCATTTTGATACGGGGTTAATAAATCTAATGCTTCTTTAGCCTTCTTTGATACGTTTGAAGTATTCAGCCTTTTTAGGTGGGCAATGATTTGCCAAACTAATTTTGTATCAACCTTCATATTGAAGCTCCCACACCAGAGGGGTAGACACGAAAAATCAAGGTCAGCGTCCTGAAGGACAGCCCCCCGAAGGTCAGCCCCCTGAAGGTCAGCCC